TCCTTTTACCAACACTTGGGCCGCCAGCATACAAAGTGCATTAAACAATTTGCCAGTTTTATCTGGGGTTGTGGTTTCCTATTCTGCGAGCCCTGGATTGACACGATTTATACTTCTTTTCCAAGGATATGGCGATCACAAACAACATCCGTTGTTAGTGGCAACTAATAATTTAACGCCTGCTGGCATAACAACGACTGTATCTAAGGTTACAAACGGTGGGCCAATTAATAATATTGCTTCAACAATATCCCATGAAACCATAACACCTGCTGGCATTACTTTTGTGGGCACGGGCACTATTTTGGACATAGGGACATTAGGCCCAGGTGAAGGATTTCCTGTATGGATCAAAAGACATCTATTAGCGGGGACAGCGGCAAAATATAATGATGGTTTAAATTTACAAGTTACTTGTAGTCCAATTTAGTGCAAATGTTCCAAAAGTTGCTGAGGATCAATTATTCCAAACCCTTGGTAAAAACTTTTATCTTTTAATTGATCTTTGATGGGGGTGGTATGATTCTTAAAAGCCTTATAATAATCTCTTACTGTTGTTAGCGGAAAGTTTAATTTTTTTTGCTTATGAGCCGATAACAATAGTGCTGCAATACCGGCTACCCACGGAGTGGCCATCGAAGTGCCAGAAAGCATAGCGTACCAGTTTTTGGGGACCGTAGAAAGAATTTTTTCGCCTGGGGCCATAAAATCTAAATTCTTACCAGTACAACTAAATTGTGATCTGTCAAGGTTTTCATCAATTGATCCAATAGCAATAGTTTCAGGATAAGCGGCAGGATAAAACACATCCGATGTAAATCCAGAATTTCCAGCAGCCACAAATACTGGAATATTTCTTTTGTGTGCATATTGAATAGCTTTGCGAACTTGCTGAATAGGGTTAGGAGAGCCTAAAGACAAACAAATAATATCTGCACCATTATCAACAGCCCACCGAATACCATCGGCTACTATTCCATAACTACCAGAACCATATTTGTCCAACACCTTTATGGGCATTACTTTTGCTTTTTCCGCCACACCTATTCCACATTGTCCGCAAATAATACCCGCCACATGGGTGCCGTGACCAAGAACGCTATCATCCCAAGGTTCTTTACCAGGACAAATGAAATTTTTTCCTGGCACTAAATTGTTTATAAGACATGGATGATCTAATTGACATCCACAATCCACGACAGCGACCACAACTCCTTCGCCTGCACAGTGTTTCCATATTTCTGGTAAATTAAAAGCTGAAATTGACCATCCTGACTTTTCTTTTACATCAGCTAAAGTTAAAATTTCTTCCTTAATAATGGGAAATAATTTGAATTTATTTTCAAGCTTAGATTTTTTTTCCTCTTTTTTTACCTCTGGGTTTTCTGACATTTTTTACTGGCTCCTGTGGTGCTGTATTACTGCTCGATGAACTTATGCTGCTGGCAGAACTACTTGGGGCTGACCAAGAGCCATTTCTGTATTTTTCAACAACCCAGTCTATAGCACTTGCTATTACAATATAGATGATAAAGTTTTCAATTTGAGTTGAGAAAGGCTTTAAAGCAGTGGGTAAAGCATTAGCAACAACGAATTCATAAACTACAACGCAAGCCGCTAATACAATGGCTTTTTTTTCTGGTCCGCTGGCTATTTCCTTTTCAACAGCTATAATCATTTCATCTAAAGCAGCTAAAATAAATTTTACAACTTTGCGAAGGTCCACTTTTTTCCAAAATTGCCACCATTTTGGAGGCGGATTTTCTTCAACCCATTTAGCCTGTAAGCTTTTTATTATATTGTTGATAGACTCCACTTGTGGCGGATTCTTTGCGACAGGATTTCCGGCTGCTATCATATATGCTCCTATTCTATTGTATTTACACTTTATATGACAAATTATAATCCAATACCCACAACAGAAAATGACCAATATAAATCACGCTCGCTATGCACCACATTTTTGAACCCCAAATCTTTTAGGAGTTTTACCGTAGCGGCGGGAACAAAAGAATGCAAGTGTTTTCTGTTGTTTTGCGGAAGCCAGTATTCCATATCAGGATGTGGCAAATATAGAAATAATACACCGGAAGGTTGCAAAAATGTTATCCAATATTCTAATGCTTTTACGTAATTATCAACATGTTCAAGTGTGTGAGAACTAAAAATATAATCATATTTTCCATCCGGCAAATTGTAGGCATCGTAGCCATCATGATTTAGAATGTTGATAATTTTAGCACCTGGGAAATGACAATTAATCAGTCCCCCAATATCCAATCCATCCCCACTACAGAATTTTTCAGCAAATGGCAGAATAAAGTTCGCAGCATGTTCGCTGCGAATGTATTCTGGATAGGTTTCGCCTTTATAGTTCATTAAAATATTCATATGAAATTCCTGCTTACCAAATAATCAAAAAAGCGTTTCATTATCTTTAGGTGACTGTCTTCATCTATGTCATGTCTATGAATGTTTGGATTTATATCTAGATGTCTGCCAATATTCATGCAGGTGTTTGTTTTAATAAGCCTGATATTGTGCTCACTTTTATGTTCATACATGTCGCTGCCTGGAAATGGAATGAATCTGCCCACAACCACATTATCAGGTTTTGTTTCTTCTATAAATCTAATGTTTGCATCAACAGTTTCTTCTGAATCGTAAGGCAATCCTATCATAAAGAATTGCCTTATTTTTATTGGATATTTTTTCATAGCAAGCATTGCATTTTTTGCCTGCTCTACTGTAATGCCCTTGCTCATCTTTGCGAGGACAGAATTATCTGCTGCTTCAATACCAATCCCTATTTCACGGCAACCTGAATCATATAGCCAAGACATTGTTTCATCATCAATGGCGTCAATTCTGGTAGAGCATCTGTAATAAATGTCCAAATCCTTTAGCAATTCAGCAAGACTTTTTAAGTATTTTCTATTAATCGTAAATGTATCATCTTGAACTCTGAATTGATGAATTCCATAGACTTCTTTGATTTGTGTGATTTCTTTTTTAATTGATTCAAGTGATCTGAAGTTTATTTTTCTGTTATACAATTTAACGCTTGAGCAAAAAGCACAATTAAAAGGACAGCCCCTGCTAAACATTATGGAAGTAGAGCCGCCATCTTTGAATGATGTGCCGGAACTAAAAATTGAATCTGTTTTTATATAACTTATTGGCAAAATTTCCCGCAACGGCAGCAATGAGTTTATATCAACATTTTTAGATTGAGTATAGAATTTTTTTATTGAATTGTTTTCAAAATCCTTCACATAATCCAGAATGGTGTCTTCGGCTTGTCCAACAAATACAGAATCAAAAACAGGATCAATAGTGTCTTTGGACAAGGTGGCTGCTGGGCCACCTATGATTATTTGCTTGTTGTGTTTTAATTTGATTTTTTTAGCAATCTCAACACAGCTTAAATAAGTCGGATGCACTGCTGAGAAGCAAAAAACATCGCTATCTTCTATGTTTTCAGCGTTATCTGCATTAGTGTCAAAAATCTTTGTCTCTATTCCTTGTGATTTCAAAGCCGCCGCAATATACAATATTCCCAGAGAAAACTGTGCTTTGTAATCGTAGAGCCACGACATGTCTGGAATTACGAATGTAAATTTCATTATTTATCCATAAACAAAAATGCGTTACGAAGATTGCGTGCAACAAAATTCATATCAACTTGTTGCATGTTTTCATCCAAAATATAATTATAAATTTTTAAAGTATCCAACATTGGTTGTGTGTCTGTTCCGCAAAACCAATAATCATGAAAAGACACATACAGGATTGGTTTAATCTTAGATAAGTATGACGCAAAAGATGGCAATATTTTAACTTCCCCTCCTTCTATGTCAATTTTGATAAACCCACAATCAATGTCATTCTTTTTTACAAATTCTTCAATGGTAATGCCGGTTACATCGACAAGATCACCAGTTTGCACCATTATACTAGACATAGAATCACCAAAACATTCGTGTGTGCCAAGCTTTAATGTTTCATTAGTATCAGATATGGCACAACAATTTGTTGTAATTGGAAAATTATTTAATGCAACATTTTCAAGTAATTTTTGATAAGCAACCGGATCGGGCTCGATTGCAAAACTTCGCTTTGCGATCTGTGCAGCATATAAAATTGTTGGACCAATCCATGCCCCAATATCAATGTAATCTTTGTTTGGATTCACATATCTATTTAATATTTGATAAGTAATCGGCTCCCAGGTGTTGTTTTCTACTCTATCCCAAAATAAAGGATAGTGAGATGGGGATATAAAAAATTGACGATTAGCAACATTTATTTTTCTCATTTTTGAAAATCCTTTGCAACGTCGGCCCCTTTATGTCCTAAAGAGCTTTCGCCACCAATATGATCTATGACAGAGGGTTTTGTGACAATTAATGAAATTTTTCTCTCTCTCATTCCAGCACTTAATTCCCAATCCCACTGATTGCTAGTTAAATAAGGTAAAATAAAAGGGCACAAATTTCTATTAAAAAACAAATTAATTCCACCTATACTATTTTTTACATAATATTTGTTAAATGTTTCCAATACAAAATGATGTTGATGAGCATTAAATCCAGAAATAATGCTTTCTGGAAATTCTTTTAACAATTGATTTAAAATAATGAGCCAATATGGTTTCACAATGGCATCAGAGTCTATATTGCTAATTATGTCAAATCCAGATTCATAAAAATAGGTAAACCCAGTTTTTAATCCATAAAACATACCCTTGTTTTTAGGATTGTATGTTTTTATTGTCTTTACTCCTATGTTGCAAGATTTTATTATTTGCTTAGTTTGTGCATTGCTATTGTCATCAATAATATAAATCTCCGATCCCGCAGGAAAAAAACTGTGCGACAACGAATCAATTGTTCTCTTTAAGTAATCCGGGCGATTATATGTTGTAATTACTAATCCTATTTTTTGCAAAATCACCTCATGTATGCGTAATGTGTGGTTTTTCAACAAAATACTCATGATTTGCACAATCTTTTTCATCTGGTTTTCTTGGATATAAATGATATTTTTGTGCTTTAATATCTAATTTTTCAATAATACATGATACTGCACTGCCAACAATATGAATGTTGGTTGCATTTTCTATAACCATACTCCAATCAATAATCGAATAATCTGAAATTTTTTCCAATTTTATATTTCGCAAATTGTTAGTGATGGCAATGTCGGCTTTGCCAGAAAAATCACTTCTAAATACATCACTAATAAAATTATATGGTTCATTATCTGACAATCCTAACACATTATAAAATAACTCTTTTTCAGAATTGATGTCTCGTGTCCATTGTGTGTTTCTCCACGTTGTGAAATCAAGGTCAAACATCATATATTTAGATTTCATACAGTCTTTATATGGAACACCCATAATAGAATCAGAAAATCTAAGTGGTATAATGAACGCTCCATCTATATTGTTGAAATTAGGGTCATCATAATTAATGTTAAGTAAGTTTTTATCAATAAAAGTAATGTAATCAAAATGCTTGCTAAGGGTCAAAAACTGAGGAAGAACTGGCCATAATATCCTATACCCCATTTTATAATGCATACGAGCAATTGGTTCACAAAATAAAATATCTCCAATTCCTTGAAATTGATTTATAATGCACGTTCTATGGGGATTAAGAAGTGCCATTTTTTTTTGATATTGAAGTTGATCGTAAGTTAGTTTGCTGGGAAGCAATTTAATTGGTGCTACTGCCGTTGCTGTTGTTACTGTTGTTACTCTTTTTATCTTGCTTCCCATGTTTTTTCCTGTGCTTGGGGGGATTGGAACCTTCTTGACTGTTGTTAAAATCCTTTTTCTTGGCAAAGGAATGCCATGTGTTCTCTCTATTTCCTCAGGAGTTAGTCCCTTGCTTCTCAAAAAAGAGGTAGTTTTAGAACGTGTGCTTTTACGCCTTGATACTCTCATTGTGGTCTAGGTTCCTCAGTGGTTCCTCGCACGTCTCTGGCCGCAGCGGTTAGTGGCTCATTACCAGTTGGAATTACGCTCGATTTTTTCTCCCCCATAGCACCACTATCCTCTGCACGGATTTTGCTCAAATACATTTCTATATTTTGTGACCACTGGCTAACAACTGTAGGGTCTACTCCTAAAAGAGCATGTAAACCTTTAGAATCGTTGCAAAGTTCCTTAAATGACTCCCAGAAATCTTTACAACCGGGTTTAGCAAACGTCAGACCCTTGCGAACCACCTTCATGGCATATTGCTCATCATTGTTCTGTTGCTCATGAATATTGTTCCAAACTTCTAAGAATGACTGCATTATTTCTCCTGATCTTCTGATTTTTTCCTTTTGCAAAATGGGTTGCGAAGTCTGCTTTTGTCCCATTTTTTGCCTTGAGTATATTTACTAGGAAATCCCAAGGGCTCATTTGTCAACAAGGCTGTTCTAACCTCGCCAGTATCTTCAAGCCACTTTTTGAATGATGACGTTACCACCATTGGTTATCCTTCTTTCCAAAATAGTTGCCCTTTTTTGCAATTCCTTAATGTTGGCTTTTATGTGATCTAAAATCAGTTCTGGACTATTAACAGGACGTATTACCATTGGTTTTTCCTTGATATCAATTGCCATTGCTTGATTTTCTCCGATTTTTTATTTTCTCTGAGTAATATAGGTATATATAGATAAGGAATATAAAAAATGACACCTAATGACAAAGCACTATCTCAGAAATTCGACCAAGTTTCTTCAGAACTCCGTGGGCTTATGAATACGCTTACTCGGATTGATGAACGGGTAGAAATTTTTATTGACCAACAAGAACAAATAGCTGGTAAATTAGACGAACATATTTCAAATTGCCCAGTTAAGTGCCAAATGCCAGAATATTTGAGTAGATTGTCTGTCTTAGAAAAAACGACAGTTACCAAGAATGGTGGATATGTAAGTAAAGAAGATTTTAATAATCATTGTGAAGGGCTAAAAAAAGAGATAGCAGAGATGCGAGAAGCTAATAAAGAAATGGAATTAGCCACACAAAAACAACAGATCACAACAGAAAAACAAGAAAACCACTGGAAAACAATTGGCACATTTATTTTTCATTTAATTAGCTATATTGCAGGCGTAGTCGCAGCAGCTTACATTCTTCATTTCTTAGCCATAAAAGCAGCGTCACCCTAGTAATTAACCCACAAACAATCTATTGTGAGCTTAACATTTGTTTTCTTTTTAATGCATTTCCAGCCTTTGTCCGCATGATAAAGGCGTCGATACAATAAAGAAGGCAACCCACAAATCATTACTTTCCCTCGAAATTGGTTGAGCACCTCCGACAGTGCAATATGCTCATCAGTAGATAACTTGTTTTCATTCACATCTACTGATTCTGACAATGGAGGCGGATCAACGAATGTAAACATATCTTTATCGTCATAAGCCAGTAAGGTTTCTATGGGAGATTTGTTAAAAATATGTACATTTTGTAGACGATCTGCAATTTTGGGCAGTTCTGTTAAAATAGAATCCCAAGAATCATCTTCTGCAAATGTTTTTTTGGCACTATTTTTACTCATTCTTCTCAAAATGAATTCATTTACAGCAACGTCCAGGTAATCCTTATTAGGTGATTTTTTCAAAACTTTGTTAAAAGTATTGATGCAATATTTTGTTCGTTTTAATCTGCTGAGAAACATCCCTGGTTCGTCTCTTAGTGCTTTATAAATACAAATAATGCCATCATCACTATCGTTGATAGATTCATCTACTGATCGCTCTTTATTAAAGAACACACCACCAGCCTGTACATAAGGCTCTATGTAACTCATTTGCATATAATTGGGTGGAAAGTTTTGAGTGATCCATGATGCAAGATGATACTTTCCTTTGCTTTTCACAAGTGGTCTAATGCTCATTATGCTCCGTTGTTTTGTATATTTGTTCGTCACACTTGGTGCATTTTATTTCTGATTCGCCATAACCAGCCGATGCCCCAGGCCAAAACCAACCCCGCTTTAGTTTTGTGTAACACCTAACACATATTGGTTTGATGACTCCAGAATCCAGATAATAATAACAATCTCTTTGAATATTCATAAACCAAATCTCTATCTAATATTAGTAAGAAAAGGAAAAAATTTATGGCCTGTTCCAAAGTTAAAAACTTATCTCAACAAACCTTGTTGGGAATGACAGCCAATACTCCAACTGGAAACTTTCTTAATAAAATACCACTATCACAATGGGAAGTATTCAGCTTTGATCCTAAAAGATATGAGGCTTGTGTGAAAGTCTATCGGGTTTTTAATCAGGCAGAGATTCAGGCATATGTTGATAATTTACGAACAGAATTAGCAATAACAACAGACCTTACTACCAAACTAGCACTTCAACAAGTAATATTAGAGCGGGAAAAACAACTAAATAATCCGCCTTTTAATATGATAACCGTGCCACTTGCCCCTCCATAAATTTTTGTTTAATTCACTATATACCATATTGAGAACTGGAGAAAATAATGCGAACATTTACAGATTATGTCGAACAACAAAAATTAGATGCAATGTTTGAAAATGCCTTTAGACAACTTGCCATAGAAGCCGAACACAACTCACAATTAAACGATCTTTTGCTCGAACAAGGTTGGGGTGGTATGATACGAAATGCCGGGCAGGCTTTAAAACAATTTGGACAAACAGCATGGAGTGGACTTAAGGCAGGAGCACAAGGTGCCTACAGTCAAATGACAGGACCATTGACACAATACCAGAATGCAATTGGTGCTCTTCAAAAAGCTTGGCAACAAATATCAAAAGACCCAAATTGGAGCAAATCAATGACTACTGGCGGCGGCGGCTTGCCAGCAATGAATTTGTCAACATGGCTACAGCAAACAATTGCAGAATTACAAAGTCAGTTAACACAGGTGCAGAACAAACAAGTGAATCCAGCCACTACTCAAACAAATGTGGCGGCAACAACAGCACAAGTAGGTCAAAATCAAAAGAATTTTGGTCCCTAAATCCACCCAGTTTTAGTGGCTAATTTAATATCCTCAGTAGTAACTCTTCTTCCAAGCACTTCACTGACACTTTCAGTGAAGTGCTTTTCTATGTCTTTTTGGACTGCTCTAAAAAACATTGGCCCCATTTGTAGAGCTTCTGCTAAACTACTCATATCAACTGACCAGTCTAAAAACTCTCCATCTATGAAAATGGCTTTTTCTATATTGCCACCCTTGCCTTTTCGCATCATGACCTCAAAGCTTTTTTTTGGAGTGCCATCGGGCAAAAGTGGAGTGGGTGTTACTGGGGGTTCTTCAAAAGGATTGATAATTTCTGCCATAATATAATACATAAGTAATAGTATGGAATTTTCTAACTGGATTTTGCAAGAATCGAGCCTGAACGACCTTTATCAAAGTGCCGTCGAAGCATTCCCCCGCACTACAAAAAGACAACATGCCACCCAACCAATCAAAATAGTGGAACTTACTTGGGTGCCATATAGGGGTGTAAAAACCCTGTTTGTCAAAGCAATGGCTCGTAATGAAGGTCGTGTCTACAATCCCATCATTGTTTTTAAGAAAGTTCATTATCTGGAATCTGGTGGTATTGCTCTAAAAGACAAAAATGGACAACGATACTTTGTAGAACAACTATCATTACAAAATAATGATGTTTTGGTCAGATGCCAGTGTGGTGATTTTTATTGGCGAGGAACACATTTTAATAAATTGGATCATTCGTTATATGGACCCGATAGGAAAAAATACGAAGCCAAACATAATCCTGGTTCTGCAAATCCTACTGAATCCCCTATTGTGTGTAAGCATTTGATGAAGATGATGGAAGTTTTACACAACTCAGGATTTGCTAAATAATTTTCGAGCCCTTGCTCATATTTGCTTTCTTTTCAAGCGGTTGCAAATTATCTAATTTCCAACACTCCAAAAATAATGGATCATTCATTGAGGTGTATGGAAAGTTGCTATGAGGCATTATATAGCAATTAAAACAAGATTTTTTATGTAGATTTAATTATTATTTTGTTAACAAAAAAGCCAATGAGCCCCATAAAGGAACTCATTGGCTCTTGAAAGGTTGTTACCTATTATTTGTTATACAGTGTGATGTAAATCTAATCCCCAACCTGTATTCACGACTATCCACTCAACCACATCACCCGGTGTCTCGGCATAGACAACGAATGAAGTAAAGTGACTAGACGTATCACTCTTGGTGGTCAGACTAGCATTATGTGTAGCAGCCCCTGCACCCCTTGCAGTTAATATAACTGCATAACTAGCAGCAGCCAATGGTAGAGCGTCTGGAAAAGTCACTGTAGCTAAACCAGTTCCACCATCAGTTGTTACTATACCAGCAGCTACGATGTGCGGGCTATTTTGCGGAACATTAAAATTACGATTATTACCTGGACCTTTTAAATTGGAGGCAACGCCTTGTCCAACACCTGTTACACTTGCAGCACCCATTATATTTTTTCCTTTTTGTTAGTTTGAGTAATTTATTGGCATATTACACAGTGTGATGTAAATCAATGCCCCAACCTGTACGAATAACGACCCAATCGATCTCGTCAGTTGCACCCTCTGAGTAAATTGTGAAATAATCAAACTTACTAGAAGTGTCATGTTTAGTGACTACACTTGCATTGTGAGTAGCAGCCCCGGCCCCAAGAGCCGTTACTAAAACAACATAATTCGCAGCAGCCAAATCCAGAGCATCTGGAAAAGTAACTGTCAATGAATTAGCCGCAGCCGTTCCAACGCCAGCAGCTACAACATGCGGGCAAACCTGTGGAACACAAAAACTACGATTATTACCTGGGCCTTTTAAATTGGCGGCAACGCCTTGTCCAACACCTGTTACACTTGATGCACCCATTTTATTCTCCTTGTGGTTAAATACCCACGTTTTAGATACAATAGATACTCATGCCCTTTTAAATTTATGCCTCGTTTGGAAAAATTTTTTCCAAACGAGTATATAGGATATTATGGAACCAACAAAACGAGAATATCAGGTTATTTTGGGCACTATTATGGGCGGCTCATCAATCATCCGGCCTAAAAAGGGAAAGCATTGTTATTTGTCCATGCGAGACAAAAGAGCCAATTGGCTAGAGTTCAAAGCAGATCAATTAGCTCGATACGCCTCGCCAGAGCCTTTTACGATTGAAAAAACAAATCGTTGGCACTCTTTGGCATATCCTATTTTCGATGAATTTAGAGAAAAGTTTTATAATCACAAAAAACGTTGTGTCGATATCGAAAGCCTTACTTTCTGGGACGTGGGATTGTCTATTTGGTTTGGAGATGTGGGCAAGTTCGAAAATGGACAAGTTATATTAAACACTCACATCTGGGGCGAAAAAGGATCAGAAACCCTGGCAAAATATTTCGAATATTGTCAATGGCCTGCTGAAATATTTAAAGACCGCACCTATTACCGTTTACGATTGAACAGAGAGGCTTCTGTGCATTTTATGAATACGGTTAGCCCTCATTTGCCATTCCCATTGACTCAATAATTATTATTTGTTAAAATTGACTGTGGAGGATTACAAATGATTAAATTTTTAAAACTAATTACCGGCGAAGACACATTGGCAGAAGTTACAGAAGAAACCGAATTGCATTATGTTTTAAAGAACCCAATGCGATTTATACCCACCGAACAGGGCATAGGTATAGCCCCCTTCGCAATGTTTGTGAAAAAGGGCTCTACAATCACAATTGATAAAGATAAGGTTATTTTTGCCGCCGATCCAGAAGATGAAATAGCCAATGTTTATAATGAAAAATATGGCTCTGGGATCGTTGTGCCACCCTCAAGCATACAATTACCATGACAATGCCACATTTAATGAATTGCCCACATTCACCTGATGGGTGGTGCCTTGATTGCGTCAGTAAACAAGGCAAGCTTTTGCTTGAAATTGACCAAGCCATACAAGACCCGGATAAATTTCTGGCGATGGTTGCTAATCGTGGCCGACCATTAATCGGCGTTTGCGTTTGCATTTGTCGTCGTGAACCATCCAGCGGCAAAGTTCTTTTGCACAAAAGAAAAGGAAAGCACGCTCCTGGCACATGGGCATTCCCTGGCGGGCATATGGAAAAATGGGAATCCTTTGAAGGAGTTGTTCGTAGAGAACTAGAAGAAGAAGCAGGGCCAGATATAGAAATTGATAATTTGCAATTTTGGACTGTTGCCAATACTCGATTTCATGATGAAGACAAGCATTATGTTGTTCTTTTTATTATGGCTGATTGGGTATCTGGCGAGCCAAAGATTATGGAGCCAGAAAAATGTGAATGCTGGGAATGGTTTGATTGGAATGATCTTCCTTCACCACTGATGATGGGGATACAAGATATTGTTGATCGTAAACTGAGCCCTTTTGACTATGGAGGCGAACACGAAACATTATGCTAGAAGTAGAAGCTAAATTCATTGTGGATAGTTTTGATTTATTGGAAGCCAAATACCAATTTGATGGCCCCGTGTTACAAAGAGATATATATTATCAGCATCCCTCTCGTGATTTTATGAAAACTGGAGAGTGGTTCCGTGTGCGAAGAATTTTTAAGGGCATTCCCTGTGCGGAAAACCTCGGGTGCGAAGAAATTCATCTGTGTCACAAAGGATCAAATCAAGGCTCATCTGATGTTAAAAGTCGCAGAGAGATAGAATTTTCTGTGCCTATGGACATAATTGAACTTTTGCAAATCCTTGATTTTGCAGAATTGATACGAGTGGAAAAATACCGCCGATCAGCCGTGGTTACACCAACTAACGATAGTGGCGAACCCACCTTTACCATAACATTAGATGAAGTTTTGGGATTGGGAAAATATGTAGAAATTGAAATGCTGGTTCTCAAAGAAGAATTTAAAGCAGGAGCAATTGAAGCCATTAATGACATAGCCAAAAAACTGGGACTCACCCAGCCAGAGAAACACGGATATGCTAAATTAATGCTGAAAAAAGAGAAAAAATGATGCCTAATTACGAATATCAGTGCGATACTTGTGAACACAAGTTTGAAATATTTCAACACATGAATGATAAGCCCATTAAAATTTGCCCTAAGTGCGGCAAAAAAGTCCATCGATTGATTACTGGCGGAACTGGCTTTATTCTTAAAGGAACCGGCTGGACTCCAAAAGGAAATAAATGAGCACTTATGTCCATAACGCCATTGTTGAGAATGGCTTACAATCTGAGTTTGCTTATGGAGATAAGCTTGCGAAAAGACACGGATTTGAAGATGGACCGCTGCATCGACGCCGACAAGGAACTATTGAGCAATTCGATGAGTGGATTGCCAATTGTTTAAAGGATGTTGAAGAAGGGAAAATGTGCCCTGTTAGAGCTAGAAAAATAATTGAAAGATGGTGGACACTTCGAGAAAAAAAGGCAAATAGATAATGAAATGGGAAGCTTTTTGTGGTCATGAATTAGGCAAGTTTGACCAATACAAAGATGCTGTAAAAGCCATATTTGATGAATTGCTATAAAAGAAGGTCGCATGAGTTATTTAATCTTGGAAACAGCGACTTGGGTTGTTTCTGATGGCCTGCCAATTATGTTTTATGAAATGCGAGACAATGCAATTGATCGTGGGTGGATCAATGAGAGTAAATGGTGTGGATAGTGTGTAATTTAAAGAATGGTTATTGACCGAAAAGGCAGAACGCACCTTCCAAAGTGGAAAAGAATTTAAGTGGTCGATAGCTAAACAAAAAAAGGCAGGGATTTTTCAATCCCTGCCTTTTTAGCTTTTCCAGAACTATCTATTTCGGAATTGCTGACACCAGAAGATTACTCCGCTGGCAGTACGAAAAGCCGCCACACCAATGCGTAGATGACCTGGGTTGAGAATGTTCGCCCTGTGACCTGACGAATTCATCCAACAATTGACCACATCACTACTGTGCGGTTGTCCCATTGCAATGTTTTCAGCAAGTGGGAGCCTCGTATGCACCATTGCCTGATTGCGAGTCATCCAGGCAGCGTGCCCTCTGGCGGTCTGCATCAAATCCTTGTCAACCTCGAAAGGCGGAAGACCATATCGTGCCCGCTCTTCGTTGGTGAATTTAATGATGTTGGCTTCAATTTCGGCAAGCTTCACACCATCAACCACCACTACTTTATCCGCAGCAGTCGGATAATTTGTTATTGCTTCCACTTCAGTGGTCTGTGCCGTCGTTGGGGCATTATAACTCTGCTGGCGACGACCTCTGCCTCTGGCTTCTGCCACTGAACAAACACACAACACAACAACAAACGCAAACAATAGATTCAACCTCATACGATACTCCTTAGGGCTAGGGGTTGAAACACACAGAATGTCCTCACCGTGAGGACGAAATATTAGCTATCGGTTTTGTGCAATGCATCGTATTCCGCCGATGTTGCTCGCAGAACGGCCCTGTTGTGAACTTCATCGGCATCACAAGAAGCAGAGGTTCTCGATTCGTAATCGGCATAGGCTTTGCTTCCAGCCGCCGCAAAAGCCATAGCTTCCATCGTTCTTGCCGATTTGCCGCCTGTGAACTCATTCAACAGCATTAGTTTGGTATCGGCAGCTTGAGCCACATTAGCCCAGAATTTGCTTCCGCTATTCAGGCATTGCAACGGGAAAACACGGACACCCATTTCTTTGAGGGCAGCCAATTCTTGTCTCCAATTCAGCTTGCCTTCATTCTGCGGATAATTAACATCGTGGGGATCAGCATCACCAATCATGACGAAAGCCGCCGCCACACCGGGGGTCCAACCCAAATCCCTGGCTTCGTGCAAAACCAATTCATAACATTCATCGCAATCGCCACCCGATGTGTCAGGTGCATTGCGAATAAAGTCGAAGATTTTTGCACGATCATTCGTGAGCTTTAGCACACGGATGCAGTTTTGTCCATCGCAATAATCCCCGTGAGAAATAAATGCCATTTTCAAGCCGGGAATATTTGCAAATAAACCCTCACAGGTTTCTTCCAGATGTTTGCGAACATCAGCGATACACGGTCGCATGGAACCTGTGGTGTCAAAACTTATGCCAATTTCCGTAGCGTCATCAATTCTTTCGCCAAGTGTTTGTTCCGCCATTTTTTCCTCTTTTCTAGTGCATTGCACTAATGTGTAAGTCACGCAGGGTAATGGACCATGATTGATGCCGTGGCGATGATGCCAAGAAGAAATCAAGGATTTCCTCTGAGGCTGCCGCTACTGTCAACATGATGATGTTACGAGCCAAGGGATAGTCGCAAACGTCGCCACCGCTGTCCTTTGGCACCTTGTAGCGATCATCCCATACAACCTCGCCATAATCTTCAAATAATCCAGTGTGCAGACATGGAATCTTCTTTGCCCGGCAATGGGTTTGAACAATTTGCCGTGCAGCATTATTATCAAAACAATCCAACACCAATGCTGAGCCACGCAGCATTTTATCCACGGTAGCGGCGGTCAATTCCTTGTCCACGGTGTCAATTTCAACACCAATGTTGCCAAACACCTTCTGTTTGGCGGCGGCAACTTTCAAAGCTCCAACATCCCGCTCATTCCAAAACTGGGTGTTTAGATTATGAGTATCGACACGATCTTTGTCAATACCACGGAGATTGGCAAATCCTTGTCGAGAAAGATTGTCAAGCAAATTGCTACCCAGGGCTCCTACACCACAAATGGTGATTAGACCTTGCAATTTCTTGGCATAATCCTTGCCTCGGTAAATTTCTTCATGATGGAATTTATTCGTTGCCATTTTCTTCCTCCACTATTTCGTAAACTGTGCCCCAAATCTTATCATGTGGATCGTAACGCATTTGTATATGATTGAAACTGCAATTGTCGGGATTTGGTCGAAATTCAAGCCATGCTTCAAATTCTGGTATGTAATTTGCCCGCAGCATAAATATCCAGCAACCCAAATATCTCTATATTTCACCAAATACTGATATTTGGTTTTACCAGTTGTTTTTATTTCACTTGGGTTTGTCTGTTTCAATTTCATTCGCCACCTCTTCGCTCTCTAGGAGAGCACCCAAATTAATTGCAGAGTCTTGATCCCAATCAATGGCATGCCCCCCAAGCTCAACCTCTTCATCAAATAATGTCAAGTCATCCTCCACAACGACATTAGGTGTTGCCAAGCCATAGCAAGCCAGTGGCTTTTTGGGTGTAATTCCTACAATTAGTTGCCCAAAGCTCTTTAGAGTACGAATGGGAATTGGAGGTTGTTCATCGCTGTAATACAAATAACCCTTGAGCCCATTGACTCCTTCGATCAAACAAACGAGAGGCTTGCCAAACGACAACACCCACTGTGCCATTGTAGCATCATCCCGTGGGCTTGGGGAGGCGATCATTCCGGGGTGCGTGTGATAAAACCCAACCACATCCCCATATTTTTCTTCACGATCCATGACCCACTTATATGGAAAATCCACGGAGCCAGGGTGCCCTTCGCTTTCGTGCGAAACATGACCCCACCACATTCTCCTGTGATTTCCGCCCGTCAAAATCCACGATTGTTCATTTTGTCTCATTTATTTTTCCCTTAGTCGTTTTATTGCTTCTTGACGTTGTTCTCGGGTTTGTTCTTCTAGTTCTTGAGTAAACAATTTCCCGCTCATGTAATATTCTGTACCCCAAGCTGGGCACATTTTGTGTAATTCAGGACGACCACAACCAGGGCACACACAATCTTTTGACTCTTCTATGTCCCAGTCCATTGACTCTACAATTTCTTTCACATTCTCTTCGATAAATTTCTCACAAGCCTCTGGACCAATAGCTTCTCGCAATGCAGCAAACGGATTGCCTGTCGCTGCCCAGCGTGCCTCTTCTTCTTCCCAACACTCGTTTTGTCCACACTCTTTAACCTGATCCCACAACAAAGCAACGGATGGGTGTTTGTCTTCTTCCCAATCACCACGTTCCAAAAATGCACAATAGCCGTCTTCTTGTTCAGCGTGGTCGGGGTGCTTGCTCCAATAAGGGCAAATGCCATTTGTATCATAGCAATATATTCCCTTCGGAATTAAACTCGGGTCTTTATTCATAATGTTTTCTTTTCCAACACTTTCCAATTTTTGTAATGTGCGATTTTGCCAGCAGCTACACTCCACATATGCCCAGAATTCAAATTGTGTTCCCTTGAAAACTGCTCCAAATTACTTGTCTCGAATACTTCTCCATCTGGCGATGCTATTTTGTATGCGAATTTCAATTTTTTGTTTCGCATTTTTTCTTTTGACTTATCCGAATACTTTCTTCCTGTGGCTGATTTGGCAATTTTGTTTTTGTGTTCCTCTGTAAGCGTTTTGCCAGTGTTAAATAGCGATAACTTCTTTTTTGTTTTATTGCTTACTTTGTGTCCTAAATGACTCGATCTAAGCTTTTTAATTGTTGCTTGGGTTACTTTTTTCCCTTTGTTGCCGATGGATATTTTGCGTTTAACCTCCTCAGATATTACGCCTCGGGCATTTCCAAGTTTTAAATTATAACCATTTGGAGAAAGGGTTTTTAATTCACAGCCCCAATACACTTCCCTGGCATCTATTTCTTCTTGTGTGCCATTTAATTTTTCTAACACCACAATCTTAAAATGTTCTGGTCCGTATTTTCGAATGGCAAGGACAATCGGCATTAGTTTGGTGTTATTCCACCTTGCCTCCGCACAGTGTCTTTTGAACCTTTCTTCTGCCGTTTTCCAAGTTTGCCCAACATAGACCTTTGCATTAAGATCATTTATTATTTTGTATATAATTGCTTCCATACAATTATATAGTAGCTTTCTAATTTATTTGCCCACTAATTTCCTTCTTTTCTTATAATTTGTCAAATTGGTCTCTGATCTTCATTAGAAGTTTTCCAAGATGGTTTTCCCCAACTCCGTTGCATACCCCAAAAAACGTGTCGTGCCACCAATTTCCTTCTACTAATTCCGCCTTGCCAGTGGCAAGAAGCTGATTGCATAATTGTGGATCGGAGAATTTTTGCACAAGCAAATCTTCCATAATCCCTAAATTAATATTTTGCCAATCGGGTCGTTGGTGTCCAGCTTTTTTGAATACAGCCGCAAGCTTCTTTGCTTTTCCAGGGGTAATAGCGTCTTGAATTTGCTTACGCAATGCCGGGTCTAAAAATTTAGCAGCTTGGTAAGCGTGTTCGGTGGAAATATATTTTTCACCATCCAAAACTACCGGCGTGGACAGTATGGCAAAATTCGACAAATACCTGTATTCACCATCAAATGAATCAATTTTTGTTTGCTTGTCATTCATTTTTTCTTTTCTTTCTTTTCAAGCTTTTTCAATGAATGTGCCAAATCCATTGAATTTGTTACTTTTCTCACTCCCTTTTTAAATTGTTTCAATTCTTCACGCAACCGAATCACTTCTGCCTCCATGACCTGTGCTTTGCAACCATAGTCATACAAAACACCAGCGGTTGGCTCTGCCTTATTGACAGCATTCCAAAACTTGCGGGAGGCATTTCCAGAAAATATTTTTTTCATTACATTTCTGTCCACGATTTCAAAGGTGGTGCTACCAACATCTTTACAAACATCATGATTGTTCCGTAGACCACATCATCCTTGGTGAAATTAAATCTTTTCATTGCCTCATCATTCACCCATTCCATCAAGGAAGTGGCCCTTTCCTCGGAACGGGTCTTCCAATCACACACCAACTCGGCAAGATAAATGCGGGGCATTCCTTTAATTCCGCCATCCCAATATTCTGGGTGGTGTTTATTCGTATGATTGTGCTGCATAATAGCGAGTTTCAAGGCAGCCTTATCTGGATTCTCTATTGATAAATGATCCCATTCAGCACCAAAAAACTTGCTATTATCGTGAAGAAAAGAATTTGCCACCAGCGTTTTGGCAAGCTTAAACTCTCCATTCTCCATCAGTCTTTCAGCAAGAATTACGCAATTCTCCTGAACACCGTGAATGTGCCGCATCAGTTTTTGAATACGATCAATATCACGCTGACTCATTTCTTTTCTTGCTCCTTTTGCTTCTGTTCGATAATATAATTTCGACACCTTTCCAGTGCTTGATAATAAAGCAATTGGGAAAGTGGATCAACAGTATCTTGCAGACCTTTTGCACAAGCCAATTCGTGATTGTATTCTATTTCAGTCATGATTTACTAATCGTCGTCGTCGTCGTCGTAATCGTGCTCTGGCTCGTTGCCACGATTATGGCCGTATTGATTCCAATACCACGTATCACGACCAGAGGTATCTACAATATGGTCACGGCGGTGTCCCTCTCGGATAACACCTACTAGACTTTGAAGATCAAAGTTACGGTCATAGCCCGACAAACAAATACCAGCAGAAATTACTGATAAAGTTTTTTTGTCAACAACTGAACGATGAGGGTTTCCATCGATTTGATATTCAATAGTGAAACTGTCTCCACGCTCAATGTGGCTTTTATAATCAGCACCAGCACGCTCTAGGGCAACTTTGATACGATTGCCTGCCTGTGCCATCTTGGCTTCTTCGCTGGCTTCATAGGCGACCTTATAAGCGATTTGGTATGCATCCAATTCTTGCTTGGAAACAATATCCAAATCCAGCTTCTCTGGCTTGGCCAATGTAGTCAACATTTCTCGCAAATATGCTCCGCTTTTCGGACTTTTGCGAGGGTCTACTTCATCAAACCAACAAATCTGTCCATCGAAACGAGCACAAACAGTATCAAACAATTGCACTTCCTCAGACAAATAAATCGGCACGGACCCAGAAATGTTAAATCTGGCATCTGCCTGAGCAAGGGTTCCATACCACAAATCTTTATTTTGATGGTGCAAAATAAATTTCATAGTAGGAAACAATGCCAAGTATTGTCTTCGCTCCATCATGGACGGGGCACGCACATGTTTGGCCAAACGACGGGTGGTAGGCTTGAAAACACCCCAACCCTGAAAATTCACAGGCACTACACGCATTTCCATCACAATGCCAGAAATACGAACTCTGACCGCTCGCCCCTTGAGCACAGGGGACAAAAACTCTGATTGAAGGAATTGATCTTCCTCAGCGGCGAGCTTATCGATCAGACTGTGAATATTCGTTTTCTTTTTTTTCATGTTATTCGATAGCTTCTGTCTGCCCGCTGCCGTTTTTTCCTGCGTCCCAGCCCGCTCCATTGATTTCTTTGGGTGAATGCAGATGAATTGTCATCGTTAAATAGTAACTTGTGGCAATAGTTCCTTCCATCCACACTTTTTCATTTTCCCTGACATCAAAAACAAATTTTACATTGTCTGCACACACCGGGTAAGTGTGCATTTTCCCATTAATTAGGAAGGAATATCGGGATGGCTCATGCATCAAAACACGGTCAATGTTTTTTAATTTGCTATAATGCGGCTCAGGAGAGCATCCGGCAAGGAGCAAAACAAAAAATAAAAACCATTTCAAATGAATTAACCAGGACATTTTCTGAAATCTCCGTAAGAACATTCTCCGCACAATGCTGTTTCGCTTTCACCCCACAATTGCCAGTAGCAAGAGGCACAAACACCCCAGTGATCGCTCCACCGCACCACTCTGTCCCCTAAATCCCAGTATGCCGAGCCGCTTTTAGAAACAAAATGAGGTTTCTCATCTGGTATCTTGCAAACTGTAAAATTGGCAACTGTTGCTTTATAAAAATTCCACCAACCAAATCTCAACAATTTTTCTCTTTCTTGTCCATCTAAATTTCTTTCCCGCCAACCTCTTTATCCGACCTGCATCAATGTAAGACTGTGATAAGTAGACATTGGGGCTTTCAATTCGGGGCTATCGCCCTTCCACCCTGTTCACGACCGCTTTAACTCAGTATAGCGATTTCAACATTGCTACTTATTATTTTGTACCCTTTCACGGATTTTTGTTTCTGCACAGTCTCTATAACCATTATACTCCAGAAACGCATCTTGTAAATAAGAAAAGCCCTGGGGACAATCCCCAGGGCTTCCCAGACAAGTTCGCAAAGCTCACTACGCAACTTTTCTCTTCGGCAAAGGCCAACTCATGATTTCCATGAGCAAGTCAAGCTTACTGGGCTTGCACAGGAATTTCACCAGTCCAGGCAAGCTGTAGTAGTCGCCGGTAAATTGCCAAGCGTCTACTTCGATGCCTTTGACTCGACCTTCTTGCTCCAATTGATCCGTAGCATTAGGAGTCTTGACAATGCAAATGTTGGGGAATGCATTCAAGGCTTGACAGTATTTTTGATAAATGTCAAAGAACTTGGGAGCAGTATTTTCCCCTTCATCCGTTACCAAAATGATCTGTTCGACCATGTATTTCTTTTGTAGCATAAACTGCAAGCCAACGCCGCAGGAAGTCCAACCGCTTGCACGGATGCCTTCAAATGCTTTCTCCCAAGCTGCCAAGTCTTTTCCTTGGCTAGTGATGGGATAGGCGATTGTATCTTGAGCATACGCATACAAAGGAACACCATCCTCCATAACCGTAGACAATAGGGAGCCAATTCGCTTGCCCAATTCAATGGTAGCGGCTTGAGAACCCGACTTGTCCACAAACAAAGCCGTGGGGCGACTGATACGACCCTTGGACTTAATTTGTTGGTCAGCAACGGCTTCCAATTGTTGCTTTACTTCATCCGAAACTCCAGGTGCCGCCTTGACGGCTTCCAAGGATTTCAATGCAGCCATTCGCTTATCGCCCTTGGCCACAACAAGTTTTTCCTCAATCAATTGCTTGAGATCGGGGTTGTCGAACACGCCACGCTTTTTCAAGCTGCCGATGCTGTTGACCAACTCTTGCGAAGTCATTACTTCCAACAAAGCCGCAATAACAGGCGGTGTCATGGATTCGATTACCGTACTGGCAATCCGGTACGGAATTTTATTTTCCACGATCACTCGGGCTTGGTCAGTCGGTGAAGTTGCCTTGGCCAACTCCTTGATTAGGAACGCTTTGGAATCAGCAGGCGGCTTATCATCGAACAACACGGCTTGAGCCCGGTCGGTCGGCTTGCGGTGTCCGAAAGCATACAAACTCTTCATATATTTTCGAGCACCAACGCAGACACTATCGAACCAATCTTTATCCAATTCTCGCTCTTGCAGATAACGATTGATTTCCGTCATTACGGAATTGGGCAATTGTCGGAACAAGCCCGTTTTGACTTTCTTGGCAGGAGCAGCCGGTTGTGCCGGTGCGGCAGCAACTCTACGACCCCGAACCATGCGTGCGGGTGCCGGTGCGGCAGCCTTCGGCTTTCGTTCGGTGATATAGTTGCCCAAAATGAACTTCAATACCCGTGTCAATTGATAGGGCGGAAGCTCACGCAACATGGCCAAACCAACTTCTCGGTGCCCGTCAAACTTGGACAGACACAAAGAAATAATAAACATTTCTTTGTGGTCACGAATTTCGCCGGTATCATTATACCAAGCCGCCAATTGCGAATAGAACCGAGGATCATCGGTAATCATTCGCTGGTGTTCTGGATAAATAGCGGCCAGATCACGGTGAGGCGTGGTCAATAGAGTGTTGAGAATTCGGAGTCGCACATCTTGTTCGGTATTTTCGTTCATTTCATATCCCTTTCTAAATAAAAATAGCCCATCCAAGTCTGGTCAGCTTTGATTGGAAACGATATGGAAGTTTCTGTTTGTAAGCTGGGCCGGTATGGGATGGGCTTGTTCTGTTGTTTTGTTTTTAGCCGAAAACTGCCTCCGGTCGGAGTGTAAGGGTGTTAGTTTCACCATTACGATCAACAGCAAAAGCCCGTAGCTTCCCTTGAGGGATGCCTAGCCAATCGGCGGCAGCATTGCGGATATCGGCATCCGAGCTATTGTCGCCAATATTCAGTTCCGCCAAGGGAACGTCGTAAGACCTTCCTTCGACTCGAACGTGCAGCATGTTTTCAAGTTGGTTTTCGTTGTCCATCGTAATTTCTCCTTATATCGTTCGTTCGTCTTTCACTTT